TCCATAGATTCCCCTAAAAGTAGTGAATCTTCTGACATTAATTTCAGGTAGGACAAGGCTTTAAGAGACTCTCCGACGAAGAGGTGAAACTACGGCCATGTAATCTCTTGGTCGCTGGTTCGATTCCAGCCGGGGGGACTTAGGATCGTTGGGGTCATCAGACTCCCCTACGAGGTAAGCGACCGTAGTTCCCAGCGCTGCAGAGACGGCTACCAGGTCAGCAACACTCCAACCAAGGTCACCTCTAACCTTCTTAGAGAACGTGCTCTGACCAACACTTAGCTTCTTACTAAGAGCTGTCTGAGTCATCTTGCGTTCCCACATAAGCATGTTGACACGGCGACTGACCTCGAAGTCGAGACCCTTCTCAGCCTTAGTCGTATGAATATTAGAAATTGACATAACTAGAGAATACGGCAAAAACGGAAACACCGACACGCCAAACAGGTCATTAACGGTAATTTGCCAGATTAGTCAAAAAGCGACTACTGTCTAGGTATGCCAATAACAACTAATTCGGAGTTTAGCGACTTACTCAAACCAGCAGAAGCTGCAAGCATTCTGGGCGTTGGAGTAAAGACACTCGCTATATGGGCTTCCCTAGGGCGCATTGAATGCCTCACACTCCCATCAGGACATCGCCGTTACTACGCAGATGAGATTCGTGATCTACGAGGTAACGCATGAGCATCGAGTCAATGGCGATTGCTCTTCACCACAGCAGAGCAAAGGGAACCGCAAAACTCGTTCTCCTGGGCATTGCAAACCATGACGGAGACGGTGGGGCATGGCCATCAGTTGCCAGCCTCAAGCGATATGCAGGAGGAATCGACCGTCGAGCAATCCAACGTGCGCTGCAAACCTTGGAAGAGCTTGGAGAAATTAAGCGACGTATCCAGGCAGGTGGAACTGTAGACATGGTCGACGCACTTCGACCTAACTACTACGAGTTCCTACTCACATGCCCAGCTCACTGTGACCACACCAGGAACCACAGAGATGTCAGAAAAGCACTGATTTCATTCGAAACAGAAGATGATTTAGACCCCGCGGTCGTAGCACCGCCCGGCGGTTATGACACCGCCCGGGGGGCGGTCGTAGCACCGCCCAAACCATCCTCTAACCTAACCACTCAACTTAAAGAGAAAACTCTAGTTAATAGGGCTACCTCGCACGTCTACGCAGAAGACACAGGTTGGTGCCTCACATGCACTTATCCAGCACATCGCATGGAGGAAGTCGCATGAGCATCTCACGCTTCGCAGACTTAGAGGCTCGCTGTCGCTCGCAAGCTGATGAATGTGATCGCATGCACACACTCTTCGCATTGACAGGTCGCCCAAAGCTCATGGTTGATGAACTCTCCTGGGCTAGAGACACACTCAACACTCTCGCAGATGGCATGGATGACAACGAGGACTTCACACTCTTCGCAGTCCTGACTCTCGAAGCTATCCAAACAACACGCCTCGGAGCATGGCGAACAGCTGCTCAATACACAACAAAACAAGCAAAGGGGAAATAGATCATGGCACTCAGCAAACTCAGCAAAGCAGACCTAAGAACAATCATGGAACTCAATGAGATGACTGCACACCTGGCATGGAACCACGGCCACAAGGCAGGAGACGAAGGTGCACCACAACAGGTCAACCCATTCGCTGCCAACCGTGAAGTAAGCGAGAAGCTACTCACTCTTCTGAACAAAGCATTGGAGAACTAACCATGGCTATGTCACGACAAGAAGCAACAGCAGAGATCATCAAGCTCATTGAGAACATGCAACGACACAACCTAAGCGATTACGCAGACCTACTTGGCACAGACCCACAACGTGAGGGCTACATCAAAGGACTCACCGACGCAGTGCTCATCATGAACAGAGGAACTAACTAATGCCACATTCAGTCGTACTCCTCATCGTTGCAGTTGCTTTCTTCACCTGGTTTATCTGGACTGCAGTAAAGAACCCAGTCGAAGACTATGAAGAACACCAAGAATGACAGCGCTCGGCTACCTCATCCTTGGCATCTACCTCCTCATCAAATGGCGTAGATAACTCATGAGCAACCACCACAAGAAACTCAACTGGGCAAAGCATGCCAAGTCAGCTCGAGCATCCATCAAAGCTCAGCTACCGCTTGCCTGCGTTCACTGTGGCTACCCAGTGTATGGAGACCAGCCTTGGGACGTAGGCCACATCGTAGACCTGGCTAAAGGTGGAAGCCTGCACGACTACGGAGCAAGCCACCGCAAGTGCAACCGCAGCGCAGGTGGACGCGAAGGCGCAATCAAAACAAACCGAATGAAAAGGAACACACGATCATGGTGACACCACGAAAGAGCGACATCGTTCGCACTCAGTCATCAGCATTGATCCCATTAGATGCATTCTTTGAATTTCAGGCAGCAACCCCCGCTTCCGGCATCAAAACTTTTTCTCAATTTGGGGGTGCGGAAGATTTTGAACCAGAAAAAACTGGCTACGACTTCACGCAGACAACGCAGCGAGACCAGGGAACAAAAGCTCTTCACATTTCAACATTTGAAAACTCTGAAGAATGGGCACACGAATTTTTAGCGGGTTGTGCAGTCATGGGATTCACTCCCACACATCAGCAATGGAAGATTGCAGATGCACTCAACGCTCATGATCTACAAACACAAAAGCCCATCAACACAACCATGGCCATCTGTGTTCCACGACGTGCCGGTAAGACCACAGTCCTCCTAGCTATTGCTCTCGGTCGCTGCATTGCACGCCCTCGCTACAGCGTGCTGTTCACTGCACAGAGTGGAACCAAGGCCAGTGCACGCTTCCTACAAATGGCCCGTGACCTCGAGCGCATCAACCCGAACGAATACGAGCGAGGCTTCCGCATCATGCGAGGTGCTGGCAACCAGAACGTGTCATTCACCAACGGCTCACTCTTCCAGGTACTTCCACCCAAGCCTGAGAGCTTCCGAGGTGACGCATATGACCTGCTCATCTTGGATGAAGCACAGGAACATGGCGTCGATGTCAGCGCTGAACTCTTTGGATCCATACTCCCAACTATGGACACCAGACCAGGTGCACAGCTAGTAGTTGCAGGAACAGCAGGAGAGCGACGCTCAGGACTGTTCTGGGACACACTCCAAGAGGGTCGCAAGGGAGTCAAAGCCACAGGCATCGTCGAGTTTGCAGCACCTGAGAACACAACACCAGAAGACGCTGCACTTCAGGAGACCTGGGCAGCTGCACATCCAGGTATCGGCACAATGACCGACATCGACACAATCCAAGTGCGCTTCGAGAAGCTACCTATGCCACAGTTCATGCGAGAGTACCTTGGCATCTGGCCAGAGGATTACAGCACATCAGCCATCGACCCACACCTCTGGCGAGCAGGCCTTACAGAGATGGAAGACAAGCCGACCAACTTTGCACTCGCATACGACGTGGCACCTGATGGCTCGAGCGCTTGCATCGCTGCAGCTTGGCGCATCGACGAGGTCGCCTATGTAGAGATCATTGAACACCAACTAGGTACAAGCTGGCTAGTGCCTCGACTCCTAGAACTAGCACGACGCTACCGAGTAGTCATCGGACACGACACCATCGGTGCTGCACTTGCAGAATCAGAACTCCTAAACCGTCAACGACCTAGGCCACGCACCAGACCAGCTGCAATGCGCGACATCACAACCGGATGCGCCACCTTCATGAAGGAGCTGACTAACAAGAAGCTCAAACACTTCGACCAAGTCAGCCTCAACGAAGCAACAGCAAGAGCCGCCAAACGACCACTCTCAGAGAACTCCTGGGCATGGGGTCGACGCCTCTCAGGTGGAGACATCACTCCCCTGGTCGCTGCAACCATCGCACTGAGAACATTCGACAACATGAAGCCCAGAGCAACGATGGGCATCGTCACGGCCAAGAGCGCATAGTGGCCATTCGCCTCGACGTATCAGAGTATTCCGTGGTCGCATATTGCACCGATTGCCCTGGTTGGATTGTCCTCACCAGCTCCCTCGCACAAGGCCATGTCAGAGCCAACGAACACGAACGCTCAGTGCATCCAGAAAGCAACCGCGCCTCGAGTGCAGCAAGCAAGTACGCAAGCCGACACGCCGATATCTAAAAGCGTTATTCCAAAATGTCATAGACCAGCTTCACAGTAAATGACGTGGGAATACGAAACGCACTTCGACTGATTGAGTCAGGGAACCAGCTGAACACCAGCGCACCCTCGACTGGAATTGTCTCGCCTTGGCAGACAGGCCAACTCAACCAGATCGTATGGTCTGACATCTTTGGTGTTGAAGCTGCAATCGTCAACCGTACTGAGGCCATGAGCATCCCTGCAGTCGCCAAGGCACGCCAGATTCTCTGCTCTCAAACCGCCAAACTTCCCCTGGTTGCCTACGATGAAGCCGGCAAACTTGCTAACCAGCCTGTCTGGCTCCAAGGAACCAACACTGATGTGAGCCCTTTCCACAGACTTCTGTGGACTGTGGATGACCTCATCTTCTTTGGTTGGTCACTTTGGGGCGTCGAACGAGACGCAGCTGGTGAGATTGTTAAGGCTGATCGTTGTCCCATCGAGCGCTGGGAAATAGACAACCAGGGCGAAATCCGAATCGATGGCCAAGTTGCAGAGGCTGACAGCGTCATCCTCGTGCCTGGTCCATTCGAGGGACTGCTCCAAGTAGCAACTCGCACACTCAAGGGTGGAGCCAAGCTCGAGAACAGCTGGGTAGGTAAAGCAACTAACCCAATCCCAGCAATCGAACTGCACCAGACAACTGATGACCCACTCGAATACGACGAAGTAGTCAACCTTGTACAAGCCTGGGCAGACGCCCGTAACGATGTCAACGGTGCAATCGCCTTTACGCCCGTCAACATTGAAGCTCGAGCACACGGCTCGGCAGAACCTTCACTCCTCATTGAAGGCCGTAACTTCCTCCGCATCGACATCGGTGCATTCCTGGGCATTCCTGCAGCACTCATGGACGCCAGCCTCTCCGCTGCATCACTGACCTACTCCACACAAGAAGGCCAGCGCAACGAGTTCTGGGACTACTGCATGCCACTGTGGCTTGGATCCATAGAACAACGCCTCTCACTTGATGACGTAATCCCATCAGGAGCACGCATCCGCTTCGACCTTGCAGACATCTACACGACTACACCAAGCCCAATCGGGCCCATCACAAAGGACTAAGAATGAGCATCAACGCACAGATTGAGACAGGAACCCTCTACGCCAACGTAGAAGACCGCATTGTCTCTGGCCTTCTGCTCCCATATGGCGAGCAAGGCAACACCAACCTGGGCAAGTTCTCCATCTCACCAGGCGCAGTGACCATCCCAGCAGACCCTGAAGTAGTTACTGTCAACACTCAGCATGAGCGTGAAAACCCAGTAGGCCGAGCAACAGAACTCATCGACACTCCAGCAGGCATCGTTGGAACCTTCAAGATTGCTAACACACCAGAGGGCGACACCGTCCTGGCTGAAATCGCTGAAGGTCTCCGTAGCAAGCTCTCTGCAGAAGTAAAGAACATTGTCATCCGATCAGGTAAAGCCATCAGTGGCTCCCTCTTTGGCGCAGCCATCGTCGAGCAGGGCGCATTCCCCTCTGCTGCACTCCTCGCTGCAGACACACCAGACGCCGTCGTAGAAGTAAGCGACGCGGGAGACGTGACCATCGTCTCCGACGTAAACCCAGACGCCATTGTCGTCGAGACCGTCAACCCTGACGGCACCGTCGATGAGACCGTCTACACCGAAGACAACCAGGTTGATCCCAACCAGGTCGACCCAACCAACAATGAAGGAGCACCCATGGGCGCAGCAACCGCACCCGACACTCTTCAGGCTCACAAAGCTGCGCCCGAAGATGCCACCCTCGGCACCGTAATCCACTCGCTCACCAGCGCTGCTCAGAACGGTTCACGTTCGATGTTTGCAGAGCTGATGGCTCGCCCAGAAGGCGAAGCAGCAGCAACTCTTTACGGAGCCCTTTCTGATGTCAAGATCTCTGGCTCTGGCCAGGTTGGCACCGCAATCCAGCAGCCACAGTGGATTGGTGAACTCTGGAGCGGTCGTGCATACGAGCGCAAGATTATCCCTCTGATTGGTTCAGGCGCACTGTCTGGTCTCAAGATTCAGGGATGGCGCTGGACCACCAAGCCTGAGGTAGCAACCTGGGCAGGTAACAAGGCAGCTATCACCTCGAACGCACCCGCAACCGAGTCCTACGAGGTAACCGCATCTCGTCTGGCCGGTGCTCACGACATCGCTCGCGAATTCCGCGACTTTGACGTACCAGGCTTCTGGGAAGGCTACTTCAAGGGAATGACCGAGTCCTACGCTAAGGCAACGGATGACGCTACCCTCGACGCTCTCCTCGCAGGTGCAACTGCAGTAACTGCTACTGCAGCATCCGAGAACGTAGCTTGGTCTCGCATCATCGATGGTGTCAACGCCATCATCGCTGAAGCTGTACCTACCTTCGCAATCGTTGCAACCGACCTGTACCGCGACCTGTTGCTCACCAAGAACAACGACGCTCTCGCATACCTCAACGCCACCATTGGCCTTGAGGGAGGCTCCTCGAGCGGGTTCACGATTGTTCCTCACGCTGGCCTGACCGCTGGAAACGTACTGGTAGGTAGCCGTGAAGCTGCAACCAGCTACGAGCTTCCTGGTTCGCCAATCCGTGTTGAAGCACTCGACATGGTCAAGGGTGGTGTGGACGTGGGCCTCTTCGGTTACAACGCCACCGTCATCCACGACGAGGCTGCACTGGCTCTCGTCGCTCCAGCAGGAGCATAACAACCTGTAGTGGTTGGCCTCCTCGATTCCCCCATTTCGAGATCTAGTGGCCTAGATACCGTGAGGCCAACCACTACACCCCTCAACCAAGAAAGGAGCCGATAATGGCCCTACTGCCAAACGCCGACATCAGCTCCTACTGGGTCTTTGACGTACCATACGGAACAGCCATCATGGAGTTCCTTGATGAAACAGGCAACCCTGTCACGATCAGTGACTTCTCTGCCTGCTCAGTGGTGCTCTACAACCAAGAGGGCATGGACATTGCTGCCCTCGATGCAGTCATCAACACTGAATCAGAAACAATCACTGTCTCATGGGAAGCCATCTCACTCTTCGAGACAGCAGGCATCTACTCCCTCGTAGTCCAGTTCACAGACGTTGGCGGAGTGCTTGTTACCGCCGAACCATACCGCTTTGTCATTCAAGACCTAGACGGATGGCTCACCCTCGAGCAGACCCGCCAACAATGGCAGGATGCACCCGTCGACGACCTTCTCCTCTTCACGATTCTTGAATCAGCTAAAGCTCAATGCATCGAATATGCGCCAGCTTTAGGCATCACCAACATCGTGCCTCTGAACTACAAGAACGCGCAGCTTATGCAAGCACGCGCCCTTTACTCTTCCGTCATTGCAAATCAACAGGACAGTGTTGGTGTTGAAGGCTTCCAGGTTCGCATATTCCCACTTGATTGGAATATCAAAGCCCTACTTCGACCTAAGCGTGCAATGCCGGTGGTCGGCTAATGAGTACACGCAAGCAGCTTGCTAATGCACTCAAGCCACTACTTCCCAGCAAGGTCAAACTCATTGACGTGCCTCGTTCAATCGATGGCCTTGAAGTCAACCGACCAGTAGTCCTTCTCTACCGCGAGAAGCGTGCCAAAGCACCAAACGCAATAGGTGACTACCAGGACACCTTTGCTCTCTGGATCATAACTCCAGGCATAGACCCCGCTCGAGCTGAAGACGCCCTCGATGACATCCTCGACGATGTCATCTTGGCCATCGACGGCATCAAGTGGATCCAGTGGACCAGCGCTGACCGCTCCGTATTTGGAGATGCACAGGCACCCGCTTACCGTATCGACCTCACCGTTATCGCAAACAAGGAGTAACCCATGGCTCAGATTGCCGTCAACCCCCTATTCCTCAAGGACGTTGTCTTTGAAGTAGGAACCGATTCGTACGAGAAGAGCGTCAGCTCTGTCGTAATCACCCCCTCGACTAGCCCAGCAACCTGGAAGGGCCTCAACCCAGAGGCAACCTTCACCAACACAGGCTCAGCAACCTGGACCGTCGACATTTCATTCGCACAAGACTGGGAGACGGCAAATTCACTGGCTCTCTACCTGTTCAATAACCAGGGCGAGACCAAGACTGTGACCTTCAAGCCTCAGAGCGGCACTGGTCCTTCTGTAGAGATTGATGTCATCATCATCGCTGGAAGCATCGGTGGAGCTGTTGACAGCTACGCAGAGACCACTGTCTCTCTTCCTGGTCAGGGTCAGCCTGTCCTCGTTCCTGCTGTCTAAGCGATTGTGATCGTGGGCAATGACTACTCGAGTGAAGCTGGCCTCGCCAGAGCTTGATGCAGTCATCCTTGCCCTACGCATTGCAGGCAAAGACCTCCGCAAGGAACTCTACGCACGAAGCCGGTCCACCATCTTGCCTGAGTGGCAACAGTCCATCTCAGACAAGGTTGGTGGCAACCGGATAGCTCAGAAAGTCCTGGTAGATACCGCCAGGGTAAACGTGGGCACCAGAGGCATCAGACTCACATCTGCAACTAGCTCGAAAGCAATCTCTAAGGGTGGCTTCAAGCCATCTGAGAATTGGGCTGCAGTCGAGTTTGGAGCCAAGTGGAGAGTTGCTGACATTCGAGGCCGACGAGGCCAGACAAATTACAACTACGACCGCCAAATAAACACATCATTCAAACACCGTAAACGCAAGGGTTACTACGTTTTCCCTGCAGCCGACACGGTTATCAAACGACTAGCTGCACTCTGGGTACAAACCACAGTGCGCACACTTCGAGACGCAGTGGAAGGAAAGAGCTGATGGCATCAGGCATCAACATAGCCATTGACGTCGACGAGTCAGGAGCCACCAAAGGCATCAATAAAGTTGATGAAGCTCTTGAAAAAGTAGCTGACACTTTAGATGGAGTTGGCAAGGATGGAACTTCTGATCTAGGCAAACTAGAAACCAGTATCAAGGATGTCGGAAGAGAGTCGCTAAAAGCTGGCGATGACATCAAAAAAGGAATTGGAAGAGACACTAAATCTGCTACAGACGATGCAGAAGGTGGTCTAAAAACCCTTAAAGAAGAGTCGCTTTCTACAGCCAAAGAGTCTGCAGCTTCTTTTGACGGCTCTGCTGAATCAATCATTGGCTCTTTTCAAGAGATTGCTGCAAATGCTTTTGTTAGCTTTGGCTCTGTAGGCGTTGCTGCAGGTTTAGCTGCTGCTGCCGGTATCGGATTAATATCCGCTGCAATGGTGCAAGCTGAGGCTGACTCTGTAGAAGCACAAGCAAGAATTTCTGAGCTAGGAACAGCCATGATTGAGGCTGGTTCGAATGGCTCAAAGCCTATTGAAACAGTTGTTGATGACTTACTGCAGATTGTCACCAATGGCGCAGATGCAGTTAAGACATTTAAAGACATTCAAAAAGAAGCTGAAGAGCTTGGACTAGATGCAGGTCTCCTTGCAACTGCCTACGCTGGCGGTGAAGAGGCTATAGATGCACAAGCTGATGCATTCAAGCGACTGATTAAAGAGGCCGAGAAACAACGTGATGCTGAAAAAGAAGCTCGTGGCATTGCTACAGAAGCTTCCGCTCTTCGAGTAAACGACCTAAAAGCTGAACAAGCTGAATTAGAAAAGGTAATCCAAGAGACAAAAGATGCTGCATCTGCAGAAGCTGATTGGCTTGCATCAGGCGGAAACGAACTTGTTGCAAAAGCTGAGATGGTTTCTGCAGTCAATGAAGCGTATGACGAACTTGCCTCAAATGTGGAGTATTTCACAGATCAAGAGACTGGCCTATTTGATACATCTGCATACATCACTGCAATGCAGGAACGTGAGCAAGCCCTCAAGGACTACCAAGAAACTTTGACTGGCTCTGGCTTGTCACCTGAAGCACAAGAGTTTCTGAACAGCCAGGGAACTGAGGCGGCAGCAGCAATGCTCCAGGGATACACAAAAGCTGGACCTGATGCCAAAAAGGAACTAGACCGCATCTGGAAAGAAGCATCAAAGACAGCTTCAGGAAGTGTCAAAACGGAACTTGATGGAGTCGTAGATAAGAAGCGAACCGCCAAAATCGATGCTGAAGTTGAGACCAAAAAGGCCGAAGAAGACCTAGCAAAGATTACTGCGTCGCGAACAGCTCTCATCAAGGTCAAATATGTTGACAAGAACGGGAAAGAGTACCCCTAATGACCACCATCTCATCTGGCACTCTGACCTTTACACCTGAGCTAGTCACTGCCTGGGAAGTTACTCAAGAGTCTCGTAACGTCTTGCACACGATCATTGGTAAGACAGACCCAGACGTAACTCTCAAGCCTTCCAGCACCCGCTCAGGAACCTTAGAACTCCTCTTCACTACTGCTACTGCTGCAGACACTGCTAGAGGCATTCTTACCCAGGGCACAATCTTCACCATCTCAGACTCAGAGACCTGGCTAAATGGCCTTGACTTTGTCATGTCAGGAAACGTCACAACTGCTCTTGAAGATGAGACCAGACGCCTGTGGACAATCACGGCTGACTTCACAGAGGTCATCGCATGACCGTAAGTAGACACAACATCCAAGCCTGGGTAGGCACAACTAAAGTCGACGTCATTGACGCTTCCATCACAATGGATGAATCATGGAGCCCATACGTTCAGGCATCGCTAACAACAGTTGTTGACTCAGACGTACTCGACCAGTTAGATCCGCGCACAGGCAGCCGAATCAGCCTCTATGTATCTCAGGAATATGGAGACTCTGGAAAGCTCTCTGAACTGACCGCTGCATATAGCGGTGACACTGTTGCTGACCTGACTGCTGAATGGACTGGAGAGGCCATCTCAGCCATCTCAGCCACATACTTCACACCATTCAACCCATCTTTCTCAAACAAGCTTTCACGCCTCTCCAGCATCTACGGAGGAGGCTCAATCGCAGACCTCACAACAGCCTGGGCAGGTCTGTTCCTTTACGAGATTTCAGAGATGTATTTCAGGTCTTACCCTGACGGCATTTACAACAACTTCACCAAGGGATTCAACCTGGGCATCCGCTCACGATCCATTGACATCGCATCCGAAACAGTCACGTTAGAGCTGTCAACGGATGAAGCACTTCTTCAGGACTACGCCCTCGTCTCTGTCAACAACTTTGCACCAGCATCACTTCAACTTCGCAGTGTCATCAAAGAAGTCCTATCCCTTGTCAATGGCTACCTTGCTCCAGGAGCAACAGATGCCACCATCGATGCAGATGCAGCTCTCTGGGCACCAGGCCAAGAAGCATGGGACTACCTCATCTCGCTCACTCAAGCTGCAGGCTTCCGCCTCTACTGTGATGAAAACAGAATGTGGCATCTAGTTGAAGGCACTTTCACACAGCCAGGACTTGCAGAACTCTGGAGCGTTGGCACTATCAAGAGCGCTGATGACAACATCAACCGCGATGATGATCTGTGGTTCGATGCAGCAGTCGTCAAATACACCTGGGTTGATGAACTAGGCGCAACTATCGAAACATTCGATACGGCACAGGTTGAAGGCTTCAGTAAGGTCAGGCTCTTCGAAATAGCTTCTAACTACCCAGGGCCAGGCGCGGCACAAGCAATCCTCGACAGAGCTATTGCTCGAGGTAGGCAACTTGATGTCACAACTGTTTCCAACTACGCAGTACAGCCATCAATGGCAGCAGACATCTATATCACCAGCTATCCCACCGAATCCTGCTACATCAAGTCAGTCACTTGGAACTATCCAAGTGACGAGATGACTATCACAACACGTCAACCAATCAACAGCTAAGGAAACATCATGGCAACAGGAGCATACGATGCCAACGGCATCTGGCAATACGGAGAAGATGACAACATCGCTCTCTTCTCTGACCTTCTCAAACTAGGCACAGCATCAACTTCTGCAGCTTTCACAGCTGACCGCGCACGACTTGCCACGCTTGAAGCGGGAAGCCTTGCTGGACTTATTCCAGTAAAGCCAACGACAGTTACAGCTGTAGGTGGAACCGCTGCCGTAAACACAGTCGGCATGGTTACTTTCACGGGATGTACTGCTGTAAACCTTGCTGGCATTTTTACCGGAAGCTTCAAAAATTACCGAATGGTAATGACTGCAAAGCGCGTCTCTGGTTCGAGCGCCGGTATCTCATTTATCCAACTTTCAAGCTCTGGAACTGCACTCACTTCAGGGTATAGCGGAGGATATTCAGGTTTCACATATGGTGCATCAAGCATTGCAAATGGCGGTGGAACTGATGGCATTTACCTTTCACCCATTTACTATGCACCAACCACTGCATCACTAGATATTTACAATCCCGCAGAAGCAATCGAGACAAAATTTGCAGGGGTAGGTGTTGGTTCCATTTCAACTGCTGGTGTGTACGCCCTTACTGCTGGTGATAACAACTCCGTAAGCACATTTGATGGCTTGAAACAAATTTGGAATGTTGGCAACTGGTCTGGATCAATCCAAATATTTGGCTACAACGACTAAGGAAAACACTCATGACTGAAATTATTGAACGACCAATGAATGCTGAAGAAATTGCAGAACGCGCAGTTTGGGAAGCTGGACAACATCAACGGGATATTGATGACGTAACAGAAGCACGTCGTCTTGCCTATCAGAATGAGTCTGACCCAATTTTCTTTCAGTACCAGCGCGGAGAGAACTACACCGAGCAGGACTGGAAAGACAAGGTAGCAGAGATCAATGCACGTCTTCCATACCCTGTAGCTCCTAAGGCCAGCAAATGAGCTGGGTACAAAACGCTGCACCAAACCTAGGCACACAGGACAACCCTGGCTGGTGTCTAAGATTTGTTCAGTCTGTCTACAACAGCCCTGTCGCATATCCTTCTGCAACTGCAGCCTGGAATGCTACTGGCCAGAAGTACTTCTCCAGGGACATGCCCTCTGTGAGCGTGCCTGTCTGGTTCAGCTGTGTTCTAGATCTAGGAGATGGCCCACAGGATTGGGGACACGTCGCTGCATGGGTTCCTGAGCGTGGCCAGTTTCTCAGCTCACCAATGTATTGGTCTCAAGGTTATGGCCAGTCATGGGTGAACTCGCTGGAAGACTTTGAGCGTATTTTGGGCGCTTCCTATGTGGGATTCTCTGCAGACCTCAACGGCCTCCAGATTGCTACTTACACAGACGACGGCCCTGCACCTACTCCAGAGCCTGCTCCTCAGCGTTCCTACACTGTCGAGCCAGGAGACACCATGTGGGGTATCGCCCAGCTTTACTACGGTGACGGCACCCGATATCCAGAGATTGCTGCAGCCAACGGCATCGAAAACCCTAACCTGATCTATCCAGGTCAGGTGTTCATCATCCCCTAAGAGGTCATCATGTTCACTCCTGAAACTCGTCGCTACATTTACGGCATCGTCACTGCTGCCAGCCCACTGATTATCAGCGCTGGAATCGTCTCTGAAGGCACAGTTCAGCAAGTTCTCCTGGTCATCGCAGCCATCCTTGGTGTGACCACTCCAGCTCTTGCTGTAGCTAACGTGCCTAAGCCTGAGCCAGTAGTTGAAGAAGTAGTTGTCCCTGCACAACCAGTTCAGCAAGGCCCAGTGGCGTGAGTGAGCTCGACGCTGTAGTTGCAGACCTGAGATGGATGAGAAAGAGCATGGAAGAGCACGACAAAATCATGGCAGAGATGTTCGAACGTCTCCGCAAGATTGAAGTCGACATAGCAACCATTCAAGCCAACCAGAAGCCACCAATCAACGGCTGGGCACTGTTCTTTGGAATAGTGGCAGCAGTCGGTGGCATCCTGATTGTGCTAGATCGCATATATGTGAACCAGTAATGGAACCTATGCTGCCTTTCGACCCGACTTCTGGGGTACTCGTACCAGAGGAAGAACATTCATCGCATCTCGCATAGCCTTCTCTGACGGCCTGTAATAGTGCTTGATGGACTGAGTGTCACTGTGACGCATCGTCGCTTGCACAATGGGCATTGAAACGCCAGCCTCGAGTTGTTCAGTAGCAAACCAGGCACGCAAACTGTGAGGCTTGTGATTGATACCGGCACGCTTGAAAGCTTTCGAGAGCACGTTGGAAACGTTCTTCCTAGTGATGTGGCCATCTTTACCTGGTGATTGGAAGAGGAAACCTGCTCGAGGATACTTCTGCAGCTCTTTCCACACCAAAGGGTGAATAGGTCGCCAGACTTCCTTGCCACCTTTACCCTCAGCAGTGAAAATGCGCTTGTTCTTCCAGTCGATATTCTCACCGGCAACTGCTGCAATCTCCACAGCTCTGAATCCCTGGTAGGCGTACAAGAGCACATACATCCTGGTCTTGCCATAGATCCCTGAGTTCAGCAGGAACTCGATGTCCACGCTCTCCACAGGGTTAGGTTCCTGAGCTTGCACTTTAGTCCTGGGCAAACGTGCTGCAGGATTATCTAAGCGATAACCCTCGTCTTGGATCCATGTGAAAAAGGTGTGATACAGGGAGCGATAGTTTGCCCTCGTGCGAGGCGACACATCCCTTGCTAAGTCGTTGATGAGGTCGTGCCTAGTCATGTCTAGGTAGTTCTTCTCTGAGCGCCTGAGGAGGGCTCTGAGGGCTATTTCACGTTCCTTGATGGTGTCTGGCTTGCAGCTTTCAGCCTTCTGAAACTGCGACCATGTGAGCAGTAGTGCATCGTTATCCATAGATTCCCCTAAAAGTAGTGAATCTTCTGACATTAATTTCAGGT